ACTTACATTTGGCAACCTTCATTGGGCAACAGCACTCGTGCAACATATGTTGCAGGAGCGCCTACCTCAAGCAAGTACGCACTTGTCTCAACTCCCGACCGCCATCTGGTTTGCTTTGGGACAGAGACTGACATAGGCTCGGCCGCCACTCAAGACCCTATGTTTGTTCGGTTCTCAGACCAAGAGGACATTAACGACTTTATCCCCACTGCGACCAACACGGCGGGTGGACAACGTTTGAACGACGGAAGCCGTATTGTTTCGGCCATTCGTTCACGTGGTCAGATTCTGATCTTTACCGACACTGCTTTGCACGGCATGCAGTTCATTGGCATACCTTATACGTTTGGCTTTCAACAATTGGGCGCAAACTGTGGGTGTGTTGGACCACATGCAGCGGTTGACGTAAACGGCTTGTCCTTTTGGATGGGCGTTGAAGCGTTTTACGTTTTTGACGGTACGGTAAAGAAGGTTCCTTGCACAGTTCAAGATTATGTTTTTCGAGACATCAACCTTATCCAAGCGCAGAAATTCAACGTTGGCGTGAACTCCCAGTTTAATGAGGTGACATGGTGGTACTGCTCACAGGGCTTTGACTACATAAACAAGTTTGTTACGTACAACTACTTAGAGAACACTTGGCATATCGGCACAATGCCACGCACTGCGTGGGTGGATGTTGGAACGTACACAAAGCCTGTTGGCTGCGAGTATTTGCCGACATCAAATGCAGCGCCTTTCCCTCCTGTGTATGGCGTAACTCAAGGAAGGTCGTTGACCTACAACCAGGAAACGGGCTTTGATGCCGTAAACGCGCCTCTTCCAGCCTACCTGCAATCAGGCTACTTTGACATTGGGGACGGCGATCAAGTGATGTTCTTGAAGCGCTTTATCCCAGACTTTAAAAACCAAGTTGGGAACATTTCGGTCGAGCTTTTGACAAGGCTATACCCACAAGCGCCTGCTACTGGAAGTTCGCTTGATCCCTACACCATTGAGCCCACTACGCAAAAAGTGGACACAAGGGCCAGGGGCCGTCAGATTGCACTTAAATTGGCATCTGCTTCACTGGGAAGCCGGTGGCGTTTTGGTACGTGGCGAATTGATGTTCAACCGGATGGCACACGATGAGCAAGATTACCAGTGTGCGCCTGCCTACGGTGGCGTCCAAGGACTACAACCCCGAGCAATTTAACCAGCTTGTCCGGTCGCTTGAGCAGATCATTTTTCAGCTCAATCAGACCTATACGCCGACGGTAACAGAGAATAAAGACGAAGCACTATCCTGGTTTTTTGGAGATTAAATGGCAAACTCATACAAACGCTACCACGCTGCGTTATCCGCTGCCACTCCATCAACACTGCTTACAGTGCCGGCGGCAACAACAGCCGTTGTTCGTTCTATCTGGATCACGAACCACGGATCAGGGGCAGCGGTCATAAAGGTCTCCTTTTCTCCTCTTGGAGCCGGGACGCACTACCTGACCTTCAGCCAGTCTGTTGGCGCAGGCGAGTATTTTGATGTTGTGGGTACAAAACCCACAGGGCCATTGATTTTGGAAAGCAGCGACATTTTGAGAGTTGAATCCAGCGCCGCCGATGTCGGGGTGGTTGTTTCAGCTCTTTTAGTAGACAGGAATTGAGTCAATGTTGGATAATAAGTGCCATATTCGCGTCCTTTCCCGGCGCGCGGCCCATGGCGGCTTTTGGCACATAACGGAAAGGTAAACACATGGCAACCGCGATGCAACAAGGAATTATGGGCCTACCACAGGGCCCTGGCGCACAGGATCCGTCCGCTGGCGAGACGATTGACCCATCTCTTTTTAGCCCGGTGGTCGAGTCTTATGCTCGAAATAAACCGGTCGAATTTGGCAACGACATGCTTGCCAGCATGGAAGCCGCTGATCCGGCCATGGTCCAAAGGTTTAAAAGCTATTTGGCCAAAGTGCAGCTTCCCCCAAAGGTCATTGACGCAATTGGTCAAATGGTTGACTTGGTATTGGGAAATCCTGAAAAATACGAGGAGCTTCGTGCAACTTTGATCAGCAAGGGTGTTCCAAAGTCCCTTCTGCCCGAAGAATTTGATCCTGCATTTTTTGCAGCATTGAACATTGCTTTGGACCAGCTCGAGGGTGCCCAGCCACAAGAACCTGCTGCCATGCAAATGGCCAAGGGGGGCATTGCAACACTCAAACCACTGGCCGCCGAAATGGCAAAGATGGGTCGTGGTGAAGACAAAATGCTTGCCCACATTACACGAGGCGAGGCGCGCTTGCTGCGTCGTCGCGGTGGCCGTGGCTCAACTAACCCATCTACAGGCCTGCCTGAGTTTGGCTTTTTTGAAGATATTGGTGATGCTATTGGCGGCGTGTTTGAGGGCATTGGAGATGCCGTCAGCGGTATTGTGGATGGCATTGGTGACTTGGTCAAAGACATTGCCGAGAGCGATATTGGCAGAATTGCATTGACAGTTGCAGCGGTCTACTTTATGGGCCCTGCCGGACTGAACCTTGCTGGAACAGCAGGATCCATTACAGGCTTGACGGGTGCCCTGGCTGTTGGTGTTAACACATTTGCTGCCAGCACTTTGGTTGGCTTGGCAAGTGGCCAAAGCTTTGGGGACGCACTGAAATCAGGTGCAATATCCGGCCTTACCGCAGGTTTTGGCTCTTCAATATTTGGCTTGCCTGCAGGCTATGAAGGCGGTGCACCGACCCCAGGCGGCGTAGAGGTAATTGATAGGTCTTTCCCATCGGGCGGGTCGCCTCCTGGTTCTACGCCCGGAGTTGGCGCTGGCGTTGGCTCTGAAACACCATCATTTATAGAGGCAACGACAAGTGCCGTGCCTAATCCTGAGCCTTCTGTAATTAAACCGTTAGGCCCACAGGAGGTAGTTGAGCAGTCTTTAGACCCCGTTAAAAACGTGGTGACAGCAAAAGACGTAGCTACAAATGCGGCAAAATATCCAGCAGCGGCTCAAGTAACGCCCCCTCCTGTCCAAGCTCCTCCGGTTGATGTAGTGCCTCCCGTTGCCGCGCCTGCGGACGTGATATCTTCCAATGCCTCTTCTGGCACCGGTCTTAAGATGCCCGGTAGCGTCTCTAATAATTATTTAAGCAACGCTACTGGTTCCGCCAGTTCCGTAGTACCTAAAGTAGGTATTGAAAGTCTTCCTAAGCCTGGGTTTATGGAGTCCCTGCAGAAGGGCAACTACATGGACGCTGCCAAAGCGGCCTACAACAACATCTCTCCTTCCGGGATCCAGGAACAAGGGACTGCGGCTGCCCAAGACGCGGGTATTAAGGCAATGGAGTCGTTGCAGGCTCGCATACCCGGAGCTACCCCTACCATGCTAGATAACGCCTATCAAACAGCCTATAAGGCCGCATTGCCTGGCATGGTTGCAACATATGGCCCATTGGCTCTGGCCGGTCTTGGTACTATGGCTGCAATGGGTGGAACAAAAGCCGAAAAGGCTGAAGTCCCCCCTGGTTTTGCTGGTCCGACAGGGTTTGATTTGCTTAAATCAAACCCACAAACATACGGCTTGAGTTATGGAGGCACACGCAGCTCTTACGCGTTGAACCCCTACGACTACATGTACTCCACGCCTACCATGAAGGCTGCCACAGGCGGCGTTGCTTCATTGGAGCAATACAGACAGGGCGGCCAACCGAGCAATTTCCCTCGAAAAAATGGCCCGATTAACGGACCAGGCACAGGGACATCTGATTCAATTCCCGCTATGCTGTCTGATGGTGAATTTGTATTTACTGCCAAAGCAGTTCGGGGCGCGGGCGGCGGGTCCCGCCGTGCTGGAGCAAAACGAATGTACGCGCTGATGAAGGCGTTTGAGGGGAAGGCATAAAATGGCAGACGTAACCTATACCGGGCAGATAGCCCGTGAAGCTCCCGAACTGGAAGCCTATAAACTGGGTCTCTTGAAGGAGGCCCAACGGCTTTATTCAACGCAGCCGCTGACCCTTCCTGCCCAAGAGGCAGCAGGTCTTTCAAAAGGCCAACTGGAAGCCAACAACCTTGCTAGACAAGGCATTGGTGCGTATGAGCCCTATATCCAAGCAGGCTCTACCAGCCTGACACAGGGCCAAAACCTAGCCCAGGCGGCAGCCCGTGGTATTGCAGGGATTGATGTTTCGCCTCAGTATCAGCAAGCGCAGTTAGGCCTTGGCAATGCAATGCAGGCAGCAGGCGGTGCAATGCGCCCTGACTTCACAACGTCGCAAGGCTATTTAAGCCAAGCCGCACAAGGTGCAGCAGGGGCCACGGGTGGATACAACCCGAACATGGCCCAGGCCTACATGAACCCTTACCAGCAGCAAGTCACGCAAAACACAATGCGTGAACTTCAGCGTCAGGGTGCCATTCAGCAAAACGCTGCTGCGGGCCAAGCCGTAAAATCAGGCGCGTTTGGCGGTACTCGTGAAGGCGTGCAACGTGCCGAGATGGATCGTGGTTTAAATGACGTGATGGCTCGCCAGATCGCCCAAGACTACGCACAAAACTATGGCCAAGCACAGCAAGCCGCAATGCAGGGCTATGAAACCCAGCAGCAGCGTAATTTGGCCGCTGCTAATCAGATTGGCCAAATCGGTAGTCAGTTTGGCCAACAGGCTGCTACTGGCACACAAATGCAGCAGGCTGGAGCCGGATTGCAAGGGCAACTTGCCCAAGGCATCGGTTCTTTGGCAGGCCAGCAAGCCGGAGTGGACATCTCCCGTGGACAACTTCTTGGCCAGCTTGGCCAAGGCATCGGTTCAATGGGCGTTCAACAGGCTGCGTTGGGTCAGTTGTACTCGCAGCTCAATGCAGGCGACGTGTCATTGTTGTCTCAGGTCGGTGGCCAAGAGCAGCAAAACGCTCAGGCTCAGCTTGATGCACAGCGCGCAACCAACCTACAACGGACCATGGCCCCTTACCAGCAACTCGGCTTTGTATCCGATATTTACAAGGGCGCTCCCACAAGCCAGATGTCATTGACTTCACAGTCCGCACCAAGTGCCAGCCCGTTACAGCAAGCGCTTGGTACAGTTGTTGGCGGCGTGTCAACGGCGGCCGGTATGAACAAGCTGTTTGGATAAGGAAATAATCATGAAATCAAAAGTGATGGACCGCCCGATGTTTAAAAAAGCGGGCAAGGCGGTAGATCCGGAGAACGTCGGGATCATGCAGGGCTTTGCTGATCTGCTTGACGACGATGAGATGGAAGCAATAGGTGGGGGCGAAGAAAAAGACTTTGACACGTCCTCCATGAAAGAGCGCACACCAAAGTCGCCCGAGATTTTGATGAACAACCTGCGTGGCGACATGCGGTCCATCGACGCTCGTGTAGAGGAACTTGCTGATCTGGTGGGCTACAACGCTGCCTCCAGTACGCCCACCGAAGTGCTGGCGCTGTTGCAGCCTGTACTTGCGGCTGAAGCACAAAAAGGTATTGGCGCATTG